AGCGGGTGGCATAGAGGGGATAGATCGCCGCAGCCGCGAGGCACACGAACACCCCGTAGATGATCAATCCTGTACGGACAGACGGAAGGACATGATAATCCCACCGAAGAAAAAGTGGAAAACAAGCGAGGCCCAGTGCGATATTCATCACGTAAAACAGCTTCGCCGTGCGACGAAGATTCCACAACGCTTCGGCTGCGCTCATGACGATGATCGCGTCACCGTAGTTGGTGATACCATTCAGGATGGTCTGCGCGCCGTTACCCCCACTGTTCTGACCAGCCGTCCGGAACAACGAGTACACCCCGGCCACACCCGCCTTGGTGTTGGGGGAAAGATGATCTTCGTGAAGATCGTTCAGGGGGCGGGGTTCGGTCATGTTTCCTCCTTTGACATGGCTGCGTACATCGCCCGCCACAACTTGTTGCCATTCTCCGTTGCGTAATTCCAGTAGTCGTTGGTGGTCTGGTCGGCGGCCACGGCAGCCTTCCATTCGGCTTTAAGTTGATTCGCGATGATAGTTTGTGGAGAACCCACTTGCAGGGCGGGACCACCGTATTTGCAGGTACCAAATTCCTCACCGGCATGGCAGTGCCACATATGAACGTTATTCGTGGTCACGCCGACACCTTGCCCATGAGATTCTCAAGCTCCTTCGTCGCGAGTAAAACACAAGCCTGATAGCTTTGTGTGCCGTAGCTATGATATGCGTGGTTCGTAGCACGCCATTGATTCTCGGTCTTAATGATATACCGGGTTTGTCCCGGGGTGTCAAGCACGTTTTTCGGCCATTTACGGACCTTTTTGAACGGGAACCGGGGATCGGACCAGTCCAGTATATCTCGTGCATAAATAGTAGGAATTACGTCACTTTATTCGATCACGGAGAATCGCGCTATGGTAGTTGTCAACTTCCAGCGGAAACCTTTTTTTTAATTACGACAGGCAAATTCCTCGAACTTTGCTCATGTTGTTGAGTGCGTTCGCGGGATATCAGATTCGTACAGGTCGTCAGGCCGATGGCTCAACCCGTTTCATGGATGTCCCTATTCTTTATGGTGGTATGGAACGCACCGTGTCGTATTTGCTCCGTGGCGGAAACGATAACGTGATCAATTACGTGCCCATGGCCTCATTGTACATGACGGGACTAAGGCAGAATCCGGATCGGCGGCATAATCCCACCCATGTGGAGCCGGTGGACTGGATCGAACCGATGAGAACCGAGGACGGGAGGATCATCGCGAATCAACCCGGACGGAAAATCACGGTGGATCGGCCCATGCCAGTGCCGTGGACGATGGACTTCGAGGTCTCGTTCTGGTGTTCGAATGAGGATCAGGGCTTCCAGATGATCGAACAAATCGGAACCGTGTATAACCCGGGGTGTGATTTGCTCGTCTCGAATGGGCCTGCCGACTGGACCAAGCTCACCACGATCATATTCACGGGGGATTTGAAGATCGAACGCGTCACCCCTGATACGAGTGCCGATCCTCTTTACGTGTACACGTTTCCGTTCACGATAGATTTCTGGCTCTCCCTGCCGGTGAAGCTCTACGACTCCAAACTCATCTACGAGGTTCACGTCCCCATCGGGGAAATCGAGGAGAATTTCTCCTTCGACTCCATGGACGAGATTTCGGATGTCGTGATCAAGGCCGATCCCACGGATGTGCTGAATTTCGAAAGCATCCAGTGGAAACCCTAGGCGTTCCATTCTAGCTTGAGTTTTCCACAGTCCCAAATTCGGGAATAGCCCAAACGTCGCATCATCGCGATTTTGGTTTCGCCCGGGAGGAGAGTCCCATTTTCGTGGGATCGCTTCTTGGTGATGAAACGTCGATGATACCGCTTTTTCTGTTTCGTCCAGAACAGGGTGGGTGGGGTTTCCCCCACTCGGACGAACCCCGAGAGGGATTTGAACGATCCGGTGAACCAACGACGATCCACGAACGCGGATACTTTAGTGTAGCCATAATGAGTGATCGCCCATTTGAACATCTTCGAGCCCAACCCGGGATGATTCCGTCCATCCGTGACGAAGCGTTTCATCTCAATGGCGTCGGATTTATTCCGTCGTTCGTCCCCGGGCATTCCATAGACCATGACGCCGATGAGAATTCCCTCCGAGTAGGCCCCGATGCGTTTTTGACCCGCCGTGCCCGCCCCCAGTAGATGATGACGCTCCAAAAAGGTCTTCGCCTCGGCCCAGCTAATTTCTTGAATCGTGGTCTTCCTCGCGTACACACCCGGGGGTGAATTTCCTAAAAAGTGACCCAACGTGGCCTTGACCCGTTCGGGATGATCCTGCCACTCGTCCTCGAACAGAGTGATGAGACGGATTCCCTTTTCCTCGCACAATAGATGCTTGTTCAAGTGATAACGGTGATCCTTTCCACCCGCGTCACTGTGCCAATACAGACCACAATACTCGATGGCGAGGTTCTTCTCCGGGATATAGATGTCCAACTCCATCGGCGGAATCACATCACGAACTCGCGTCCGAGCGGTGGGCTCCTGTTGAAGAATCCACTCGTAGACTTCGCGCTCTCCTTCCGAACAGCCATTCGAACACACCGGACAGGCGTTTCCAGAGAGGTGATTCTCCGGGGCCTGCAAGAACGGACCATGCTTGGGACATGTGATCGTGACTGGATCACCAGAACGAACATACTCGGTGTTCTCATAGGTGTACCGATTTTGATGCACCCGCTCGGCCTTCTCGACAAACCCCGGGGTATCCGAGGGGAACGAACGCGTACACTTCCAGCAACCCCGTTTCATATTGACGTGATTCACCGGGCGTTGTTCGAACTCTCCATGCTCCGGACAGACAAGAGTCACGAGGGTCCGATTGTTCACGTAGTTCACCCGTGAATAATCATACCGGAGACCATGAACGGCCTGAGCCTTCTTGATAAATTCCTCCGTGGACGTGGTTCTAGTCCCTCCACAACGATCACACCCCCGAGTGGTGTGATTCCCCGGGGTCTGCTCAAACCACCCATGTTTGGGACATCTGATGCGGATTTTATCCCTCATGCGTTTGAATGAGGTTTCATCATATTCATACTTCGTGCCGTGGACTTCCCGAAACACCAGAAGTTTCGAGGCCCAATTTCCCCGGGTGGCCGTCTTCTTAACACTCGCACACCCGGGGCATCCCCGACCCTGTAGATGAGAAGTCGCCGTGGGATGGAATTCTCCATGCACCGCGCAAATCACCGTTACCGGTAACGCGTTCCTCGCATATTCAAGTCGGGAATAATCGTACTTCTCCCCATGCACTTGTCGTGCCCGAACCAAATATTCCGCCGTGGTCAATCGCCGTTTCACCCCCGCACACCGGGGACATCCACTCCCCTTCATATGATTCATCGGAAGCTGACTAAAACTTCCATGATCGGGACAACCAATTTGAATTGGTGTGCGCGCATTTTTCCAATCCACCCGGGAATAATCATATCGATTCCCATGAACGGTTCGAAACTTTTCTAATTGATCGAGGTCAATCAATGACTATTCCATTCTAGCTTGAGTTTTCCGCAGTCCCAGATGCGAGAGTATCCCAATTCTCGCATGATTTCTAGTTTGGTTCCCTTGGAATCGGGATTGGTGCGAGCAAGCGAGCGTTTAGTTTTGAACCTGCGTTGATATCGTTTGCTCGCTTTGACCCACCACAGAGTGGGTTTCGTTTCTGTCACAATGTTGAATCCAGATACAGTTTTGAACGATCCAGTAAACCACCTGCGATCCACGAAAGCCACTACTCGTTCGAATTTATACTCTCGGACGGCCCATTGAAACATACGCGATCCCAACCCGGGGTGATTCCGTCCATCTGTGACGAAACGGGTCATTTCAATCTGCTTCGATCCTGCTCGTTCTCGGTTCGGAGTACGAAAGGTCATTACCGCGATCAAGCATTCCTGATCATATGCCCCCACCATATACTGATGGGCGCTACCTGCACCGAGTAAATGGTATTGTTTCAAAAAGGGCAACGCCTCATTCGTGGTGATGGGAGCAATACGAGCCTTTCGCGCGAAGATTCCCTTTGTGGACAATCCGAGAAAGTGACCCAATGAGGCTTTCACCTTATCCGGGTGGTACAACCATTCATCCTCGAACAGTGTCACAAGGCGGATTCCGGCTTCTTCACATCGTCGATGTTTCTTCAATAGATGATTAGGATCAGGATTGCGTCGGTCACTATGCCAATAAAGTCCCGTATATTCAATGCCCAGTTTGTGATCGGGCAAATATATGTCTATCTCGGCTCTTGATAGCACGGTACGATTTCGTATTTCTACCTTAATGTTGAAACCACGTAACCATTCGGCGATTTCCATTTCTCCAGAGGAAGCGGTTCGACCACATCCCGGACAATTATGTCCCTGTAAATGATTGGCAGAAATTTGTTCGAATTCTCCATGAATCTTACACCCGATGGATACTCGACGTAACGATCCCCGATAATGGGCATTGTCATAGTTGTAGCGGTCTCCATGCACACTCCGAGCTTTTTCTATGAACACGCTCGTATCATCTTTTCGTTGATCACCACGTATATCATAGGAACACTTCGGGCATCCACCCCCATTACGGTGGGTTTGCGCCAATTGAGTGAAATCCCCGTGGGATGGACAAATCACCGTAATAGATTTGTTTAATCTCGAATAGTCCCCCTTGTAAGTGTATATCCCGGCGTGCTTTGCCCGACACTCCTCGTAGAACTGATCCACGGTGAGTCGTGAATTTTTCATACACTTGGGACACCCCTTAGCCTTTAACATAACAATCGGGGCTCGTTGAAATTCACCATGCACCGTACACGTCATGGTCATATTGGCGTGCATCGTGGTGAATGTTTCCGCCTTTACTCCAATACCCAATTTTTTGAATTTTCGTTCCACCTCACTCCAGTCTACTCGGGATTGGTGCCGTCTGTCTTCATCACACCCACGACACCCCTGTCCTTGAAGATGATTTTCCGGTGTCTGTTCGAATATGCCGTGTTTTGAACATCCAATTTTTACTTTCAAATCGGTCTTCACATACTCCACGGATCGATAATCATACGTGGTTCCATGAACCACCATCGCCCGCTTGATAAAATCAGGTGTAGTCAGACGCCGTTTCATTCTCGCACATGTCGGACATCCATATCCAACCACATGATTCGACACCAGCATTGAAAAATTTCCATGCTCGGGACAACCGATCTCAATCCGAGAAGTCGCTTTTATATCTTCAAAATTATAGACATACCGGGTTCCGTGAATTTCCTCGAATCGATCTCGATAATTCACCCTCTTAGCTCGCACAGACAACATTTTCCTCCATTCCTCGTAAATATCACGTCACAGGGAATCTTGTTCCCAATGATATAATGAGAAATCCCTTAGTCAAGGGTACTTATGGAGAAGTGTCAAATGGCCGCACCGTTTGTTAGGGTTACCATCAACGATCAATCAATTTATGCATCGCCGTCTCCGACGACGATTCCGTTCATTATGATCGCAACGCGCTCCGCAAAATCTCGGCCCGATGGGGCGGGAATTTCTCTGGGAACATTAGAATCCGGCAAGCTTCGGTTGATCGCTTCCCAAAGGGAACTGATCCAAACCTACGGAAATCCCGTGTTCGTAACCTCCGATGGAGTTCCAGTCCACGGAGACGAGACGAATGAGTACGGTTTGATGACAGCCCATTCCGTTTTGGGATTGACCAATCGTGCGTATGTTTTGCGTGCAGATTTGGATTTGGGTCAGCTTGTTCCGAATCAGGTTGAGCCAGTTTTGCCTGCTCCGGATGGAACGTATTGGTTGAACACGACTACCGCTGTTGCGGGAATTTTCCGTTGGTCGGGTACAGCGTGGGTTCGAATTCAGGACGTTGGTGGTATTGATTCCCAGCAGTTCCGTATATTCACGGCTGCGCCGGATAACCTTGTGGGGGCGAACGGGGATTGGGCTTGGGATTACAGCACGATCAACGGAACGCTTTACTTCAAGGATGCCGGTGTATGGGTGATCGCGAGCGATGCGAATTTGGTCACTGCCTACGGGGCGGGAACCAACCTATATGTGGCGAGTTCCGCTCCGATTGGCCCCGCCTCGGGGGACTACTGGTATAAGACGACGAGCAGTTCCGGCGGAATCGATCCGAAGATCACGAAGTACCGTGCCGTGGACGGTCAGTGGGTTTCTCAGGTTGTGGTTCGTGCGAATACCGCTCCGGTGCCGAACGAGGGCACGCTTTGGGAAGACACCACCACGATCAACACCAATGGTCAGCGTCCCCTCTATATTGGAACGGGTTCGCAGTTCATTGCCCTGCCGTTGGTCATGCAGGCCACGGCCCCGGTGAGCGATCCCGCCACAGGAACGCTCTGGTTCAACGACAACTTCTTGGATTTCGCGATGTACGTGGAAGGTGCGGACGTGGCCTATGGGAACCAGTGGGTTCCCGTCGTGACGACCACGAATAGCAATCCCACGTCGTTGCAGAAGGTCATTTCGGCTTCTCCTCCGGCGTTTCCGGATCAGAACTCGATCTGGATCGACATCTCGACGCCGCAGTATTTGGATCGCTTTCCCGTCGTACGCAAGTATGTGACGACGGCTTGGATGGATATCACTGATTCGGTGATGATCCAGTCTGATGATCCGGATGCATCTGCGGTTCTCAACGGAACTTACTGGATCAACACCGGAGAGTCTCGCACCAAGTACACGGTGAAGATTTTCGATCCCACGTTCGAGCCGGTGACGGTGGTGTTCTCGGCTGGGTCCTACTCGGTCGTTGCACAGGCGGACAACTATTGGCGTCCCCACGCGGGCGAGACGTTCGGTCGTAAGGCTCAGCGTCAAACCGTCGTGACCGCATTGCAGGCGGCGATTGTCGCCAGTGACGAGCTACGTTCCGAAGCGGTGTACTTCCAGCTAATGGCAGTCCCCGGGTATCCGGAACTCTACGACGAGATGATCGGATTGAACTCGGACAACGGTGAAATCACGTTCGTCGTGGCGGATACTCCCAAGTGGATGCGTCCGAGCGGAATCGCCGTGGGTCGTGAAATCACTCTGACGGAGTGGATCACCAACGCGAACAATGCCGAAACCACCGGAGAACTCGCCTTCACCTCGACCCCCTCCCCGTACGCGGCGATGTGGACCCCGTGGGGCTTGGGCACCGATCTGGCCGGAAACAACGTCATGGTTCCCTCTTCGCACATTGCGTTGCGGACCATCGCCTATTCGGATTCGATCAGCGCCCCGTGGTTCGCCCCAGCCGGGACCACCAACGGTATCGTGGATAACGCTTCCAGCGTGGGCTACTTGAACAACGTCGGTGATTATCAGCCCGTGTTGATGAACCGCGCCCAGAAGAACATCTCCTACCAGAACAAGATCAACCCCATCATCTTCCGTTCCACCAGTGGTTCCGGAAATGGTATGGTGATCATGGGGCAGAAGACGCTTTCTGCCACCGCCAGCGCGTTGGACCGGATCGACGTATCCCGCCTGATCCTGAAAATGAAGTACGACCTCCAGAAGCTTCTGGAGCCGTTCATCATGCGAAAGAACGATTCCATCACCCGTCGTGCCGCACTCATCACGACAGAACGCTACTTGGCCGGATTGAAGTCCCTCCGGGCACTTTACGATTACGCGGCGCGTTGCGACGAAATAAACAATACCGCCGCTCGCATCGATGCAAATCAACTTTGGGTGGATGTTGCTATCAAACCATCGAAGACCATCGAATTTATTTTTGTACCGGTCTCGATTTTGGGTACGGGGGATCAGCTTCCGTTCTAAAACTCATTGATTTTTCAGAGAAAAGCATCTTCGGATGCTTTTTTCTTGACCTGATCAAATTATTGCCTAAATAGAGTTAGAATGTATTATTATAGGTCAACCCATGATTATTTGTTTGTCAGTCGGAGTTTAAGTCTTTGATCACACAGACCCATTTGAAAACCCATGGGATGACGGTTCAGGACTATCGTAATAAATTCGGAAACGAGTCACATTTATCTCCGGAATATCTTGCGAAGTTGCGGGCGAGGCCGATTCGTCGTGGATGGAAACATTCGGAAGAATCTAAATCTCAAATGAGCGACAAACTAAAAGATCGTGTGGTAGGGCCTCGGGGTCCGATGTCGGACGAACAACGCCGATTGTTGTCGGAGAAGGCCAAACGTCGTCCCCTGCATGGAAGCTATTGGTTGCCGAACGATCCACTTGGAAGAACCGTAGGAGTCGACTGATGTCCGAAACGGCGCTCATGGTCCCAGCTCATTCATATCGGCCGACGGCGCGGGCTCTGCGGAG